ACGAGTGCAAGCTGGGCGACGGGTGCAAGCTGGGCGACGGGTGTGAGCTGGGCTACGGGTGCAAGCTGGGCGACGGGTGCAAGCTGGGCGACGAGTGCAAGCTGGGCGCCGGGTGCAAGCTGGGCGCCTGGTGCAAGCTGGGCTACGGGTGCAAACTGGGCGACGAGTGCAAACTGGGCGACGAGTGTGAGCTGGGCTACAGGTGCAAGCTGGGCAACAATGAAATAGCACCCAAAGCATTATTTATCAATGCTTCTCGCCACACGGTTTCCTATTGGGGTGATGAAGTAATCCAAATAGGATGCAAACGCTTCTCTATTTCTGAATGGCAACAGCATTTTCAGAAAATCGGTAAGGCGGAAAATTACACTTCCGACCAGATCGAAGAATATAAAGGGTATATCGACCTGATCGCTGCAATGCACAAGACATGGAGTATTGATAAACAAAAGGCATCAAAGGAATAACAACAAGGAGTGTGTGGCGGAATGGTAGACGCCATATGATGATGGATAACCGAGAGCGTCAGGGATGGGACCCAAGCTCATTTATTCGCAGATATAAAGCGGCACGTGTCCGGCACGAGTGGGATAAACCCGGAAATAAAGCCCACAAGAGTCCGCGCTTACTCATCATATGAAACCGATTGCAACGGTTGCAGGTTCGAATCCTGCCGCACTCCCAAAATAGCCACCCAATGGGTGAGGGGTTTGATCGCTGGCAGTAACCCCGCCGCAAGGTATAAAGCGATCCGTTAGGCCGATAATAGCGTTATCGGCGGGCCGTGGGCAAGGCTCGAAGTGATAGCCCCGCAAGAGCGAATAGCTTGAACGCGCAAAAGACTGGCATAGGTTCCGAAGCTGCGATGACATGAGCGGCGAGGACCACCGGGATAAATAAAGCATTATTATGCCTGTGCGGGTTTGATCGCCTTCACAGGCTCTAATGCAGGCTTTGTGCACACGTTCTTTCCAATCAGGGTAATTTAGTAGTTTTTCATTATTTGCATAGCGCAAAGCCTGCTTCATGCCCGCGTGCTGATTTGGAGGTTGGTAGGTTTTAGTTGACGTGGTTGTTTGTGTGTGACGGCGCGCGGGCTTTTTTTTGAAACACCTTAAAACATTATAGCTATGAAGAGAGAGATTTTGAAAAAGAGAACCTTCCTTTGGTTCGACCTGACGCCCCGCTGGAAGATGTGGAAGAGAATCGAGGAGCTGGAGATCGAAGTGGGCAAAGCTCTTGCGGAACGCGAAACTGCGTATCAGGATCTGGCAAGCATGAACCAGAAATTTCTGGCGCTCACTCACGATCTTGATTCTATGCAAAAACGAGTCCTTGAATTGGAGGGCAAACTCCAGAAGTTCAATCGGACCCGCGGCAAAAGCGGCAAATATGTGAAGTCCTATGACACACGATCCGCAAAGTAAGATTCTCGCCTATCTCAAGGCCGGCGGCAAGCTTACGGTCCGCAAGGCCGAGAGACTCTACCACACAACGGAACTCAGACGCATAATCAGCCGGCTCCGTAAAATGGGTTATTCCATTTGCTCGAACAAACAAAAGGCCGTTACGGAAGACGGACGGCAAACTCGCTTTAACGAGTATTACATGTCACAGGTCGCGGATTCCTGCCAATAATCCGCAATCGTATTTTAAGTTATTTTAAGTGTAAGTTAGTGGTCCCGGCGTTCTCCGTGACGGCCTGCGCCGGGTTGCCCGCCGGTATCGAAGCCCTACGCGGTGGCGTGGGCGAGTGGAGATGTCGGCGGCATTTATTGAGCTATGGTGTAACGGTAACACACCGCCCTTTGGAGGCGGTACTCCCGGTTCGAATCCGGGTAGCTCAACAGGGATTCATTCCCAGTTGTGAGTTGATCGGGCGCTTGACGCGCTAATCACAACGGAAGCGAAAGAGGGTATATCCCTCGACAATCCGAGGCCGCGTGAATAACAGTAGCAAGGCCGAGGCGGGCTAAGCCCACGAAACGGGCAGAACGCAAACCGGCGGCGCGGGAGCCGTGTCGCCACCGCGGGGGTAGTAAGAAGCCCCCACTTCTTTTGGATGCAATCAAACGACCATGAATAAATATCTTCAAGAACTCAAAGACAACGGGCTGGTCCCCTTGCGACTGGACAACAACACAGTTCTGTTCGTACCTCCGGAGAAAGCCAACCGAAAGTACAAGGATAAGTACCTTAAGAATGCCGAGAGGGCGCGGAGGATGGCACTTAATTTGAGATAGAGTAAATGAAAAAGTGGAGTGTCCTACCACTCCACGACGGCATTGGTTAAGCTACATTATTAACCGGTACCCATATTGCAAAAACTTTAGCGTTTTTGGGATAAATAATTTTCCCATTTTTACGGATGTATTTGCAAAATACGAGTTTATACAACTTGCCGTTTTTGGACTTAAGAGATTCCATAAATAACACCTCCTTTCTTTGTTGCCTTTCGGCTTAAAATCTTGCATCCTACTGCAAGACAAAACCCGGTAGTAGGATACCGGGTCTTTTAAACTTGTGTTTTGGAATAATTTGAAAAGACGATGTTATTCCTTCATCTCTTAAGTCCAATGCAAATATAGGTGTATTTTACTTTACCTGCAACAAGTATAAATAATTACACACTTTATATTTGTTTAATATAGATAAAATCTATTTTCACTATGACAACCATTGAAGAGCGAGCAAAGCGTATTTGCGCAAATACTTTTTGTAATCAATCCCACACGCCTGTATGCAAAACATGCGCATGGCGTCTTAATAGTGAACCGGCAGAACCGCAATGTCGTGTCTCGGAATATAAAGACGTGATTAAGGACATATATGAGTCGGCTATTTGTCAGCTAATATTACAACGGGAAGAACTGACCCAATGGAACAATCCATTCGTAAAAGATATGCCTAAGGGCAATGTGCTTGTGAAGTATATAGCGGTAGGGCGCCCCAATGAGCCGTATTATACGGTAGGTAGACGCAAACCTTCTGGGGTGTGGAGCTGCGAGAATGAATTAGCAACCTCCCACCCACGTTTCGAGATTGTCGGTTGGCGCCCTATCCACGAATAACGTGTAAAGAATTCTTGATTTTCTTTACATGTACGCTCGAAATGTAAAGATTTTTTATATGTCAATTTGCTTAAAATTATGGATAATATTACTCGGATATGCCGCAAATGCGGGCAGGAGAAGCCGTTGAGCGAGTTTGTAAGGGATAAGACATGCGCATCAGGTTATAGGCATACTTGCAAACAATGCGATCGGGAATGGAGACGCAAGTGGGACGCTGAGAATGCCGAAAAGAGGCGGGAACGTAGACGCAAGTGGGACGCTGAGAATGCCGAAAAGAGGCGGGAACGTAAACGCAAGTGGTATGCTGAGAATGCCGAAAAGAGGCGGGAATGGAGTCGCAAGTGGTATGCTGAGAATGCCGAAAAGTGCCGTGAATGGAATCGCAAGTGGCTTATCGCCCATCCCGAAAAGGTGCGGGAATATAAACGCAAGTATTATTTAGCCAATGCCGAAAAATTTACAGAACGTTGTCGAAAGTGGCGTATAGCCAATCCAGAAAAGTGTAGAGAACGGAATCGCAAAAGAGGAATAAATGATTGTAAATCACTAACTGATCGTTATTTAAGAGATAAATTAAGGCGAAACAATCTCCCCATAACCCCCGAAACAATCGACTACAAACGTATTCAATTAAAGTTATACCGAGAAATTAAAAAACAGACTGATTATGAAAGGAATTGAAAACATCCGGGAATTGACGGCTGATTTGGGCCGCGTGTATGCCGAACTTCGTGAACGAAAAATAGAAATCAAGGAGGCATCGGAGATTGCCAACATTGCGGGTAAGATCATCAACGGCGCAAAGGCTGAAATGATGTACCGCATCGCGCGAAAGGAAAAGCCGTCGATTCCGTTTTTTGATGGAGATGGCAAATAATTTTGCAGATTCGAAATGAAGTTGTATATTTGCCCTTGCCAAAGAACTGCATTGCGCAGCTAACAAGTACATACGAAGCTCTTTTGGGCGTGTTCCTGTTGCACTTCTACTCTGCGTAGTTGTGGTTCTTTGGCGAGAATAGGGGGCACGCCCTCTTTTTTACCATACATTAACCAAACTTGTGTTCAACAAATGCCAAAGAACAACACAAGTGGTATCCGGGTAAATAACACCCAGACCACACCGCGCGCCAAGAAAAGCCGCACCGCATTCTACCGTTGCCATCTCAAGGCCAACAAACCCCTATTCATCTGGGGCAAAATTCAAAAATCGGCAATATTATTTGCAGAGTTAAAAACTTTGTGTAAATTTGTATTGCCAAGCCACCCGATTTCGGGTATATCAGAAAAATACAAAACGCTTTTTAGGGCGTGTTCTCGGTTCACTTCTGCACCCGCAGTCGTGGTGGTTTGGCGACTAACTGGAGGACGCGTCCTTCTTTTTACATATTGTTCAACGAACTTGTGTTAACCAAATGCCAAACCACAACACGAGTTGCAAAACGGGGAATAAAAGTACCCGTGCAACGCATCGCACCTGCTTTTACAGGTGTCATCTAAAAGCCAATCGTCCGATGTTCTCTTCGGATAAAGTCGATTACACCAACGTTATCCGCGCCACGTGCGAGGAGCATGCTTTAGGCTGTTTCCTTGCTCAGTTTCGCGTGCTCTATCCCGCGTATGCTGTCGTTGTCGGCACCATACTCGTAAGCCGGGTATTTCCCTCCAAGTCTAAACATTAAACCGCTGAATCATGGATAATGATATTCAGCTTGTCGGCGTAAGACGCACCGATAAGCAGTTGCTCACCGCCATAGTATGGCGCATGCAGTACAGAATCCGGCGACGTGTCATACGCAGGATCAGCCTCTGGAATTACATATCATACAATCGTATGAGAGGGAGGAACGTGATATGACCGAGTTATTCATCTTCCTGATGTGGGCGGTTCCGCTTGCCGTCGTGTTCCGCTGGGTGCTGTCGAACCAGCACCGCAAGAAAGAAATAGGCGAATTGTTGGATGAAATCTTCGAGGAATCATGAAAACAAGTGTAATAATGACGCGCCGAATGGGGCAGTTCGAGGTGCTCCAGCGCACAAAAGACGGCATGTTCAATGCCACGGCGTTGCTGAACCAGTGGAACCGTGCTGCCGGCATGAAAAAGGAGATGAACGATTACCTGCGCCTCCAATCGACGCATGATTTCTTAAGTGCCTTACAATCAGAGTTTGATTTTAAAGACGGGAATTCCCCGTATTTAACTTCCCGCGGGAAATACAGCGGTGGGACGTGGATGACTCCTCTTTTGTTTATCGACTTTGCCATGTGGCTTAACCCGAAGTTCAAGGTTCAGGTACTCAAATTCGTTTATGACGAGTTGATCAAGTGCCGCACGGCCGCTGGTGACAACTACAATGTGCTGGCCAAGTCCATCGCGTCGCTTCCGGATGTCGATTATCCGAAGGTGGCCCGCGCTCTGAACTGGATCGTATTCAACAAGCACGAGCGGGATATCCGCAACACGGCGACCCCGCAGCAGCTACAAGATATGGATGAATTGCAACGCAAATTGGCATTCTCCGTAGATATGGGATACATCCGCTCATTCCCTGATCTGATGAACTCGATGCGCCGGATATATAACCGTCAACATGCAAAATTTTAATCTATGGACACGCAATATTACACGACAACCGCGTCCCCGGTGCTGACGTTCGAAGAGTATCACGATATTCCGAGCGAACATATAACCGGCCAGCGGTCGCCATTCTCCCAGAGGGCCAGAACGCTGATGGACGTAGATCTGAAGTTGATTTATCGGGCTATCCGCGAAGCCATACAGAAGGATATGCGCGGTGATGAAGACAAGCGGGTCTATACGGTGGCCTACAAAATATACGACATCAAAGCGATCCATCACTACGAGACCCACGAAGAACAAGGCGGTGACAGCTATATGGGTATTTGCGAGACCTATTTCGAAGTAGACCGCGATACCATCGAAATTATCGAGGTCAAGGATATCGACGGTGGTATGCACGCCGGGCAGTTGCGCCGGCTGAAAGAATACGGAGAACGAAACAACTTATAACCATGGGAATCTATAGCAAACTGCTGGAAATCCAGAGGAGCGTCAGGGCGTTGCTGCCGAATGCAGATGGAAATAATTACAAGTACATCAGCGGTTCGAAAGTACTTGGCATCGTCCGGCCCAAGATGGACGAACTCGGCGTGATCCTCAAAACGGAGGTTCTCGACATCACAAATACCCGTCAGGATTATACCGTAGGACGGGATCAGCGCCCTAAATCCGAAATCCTTTCGAGTGTGAAGATGCGTTTCACTTGGATCGACGTGGAATCCGGAGAGAAGGACGTATGCGAGTGGAGCGCCAACGGTCAGAATGATTGGGACAAAGGCGTAGGTTCGGCAATGACCTACGGGGAGCGTTATTTCATTCTCAAATACTTTCATATAGCCACTGACGAAGATGACGTAGACCGACTGCCTCGGCATGATGACGCCGGCCCGGCTTCCAAGCCTACGCTTACTGACGAAATGCTAACTTTGGACTTGTTCGAAGAGATAATCAAGGCCAAGGAAGACGCCAAGGGAGCCAATAAGCGATTCTCATTAATCGGATTCTTGGAGTCCAAGTATATCGTCGATAAAGAAATGCTTACAAAAGTCAATGTCAAAGTTACCGAATACTACAATTTAACGAGGGAAAATAAAGCATGAATCAGCAGATAACACTATTCGGAGATCCGGCATCCATTTCCGATCTGGCAGGCCGGGCAATCAGCGCCGTCGTAAATGGCGACATCAGCCCTATAGATGCACACATACAGATCAGCCGCATGGAGAATGCGATCAAGCAATTCAAGGATGATGCGCAGGTTCGGGACATCACACTCCGCGAACTGTCCAAATACGGCAAATCACACCAGTTCGGCGACTGCCGGCTGGAAGAGGCCGAATCGGGTGTCAAGTACGACTATTCAATGTGCGGAGACAGCGAACTGAACGACATGTACAAGACGCTGGAAGCCCTCAAGGCCGACATTAAAGAACGGGAAACGATGCTTCGGAACCTGCCGAGGTCGGGAGTCGTAGCCCCCGAAACCGGTGAAATGATCTATCCTCCGGCCCGCTCCAGTAAGACAATCATCAAAACCACCTTCAAAAAGTAGTCGTCATGGATATTTCGAATACCGATATGCGGAACTTACTGAAGGCAATCAGCGTGCTTCATCCGCATCCGGAGCAATCCATCCACGAATGGAATGCAATCCGCAAACTTAAAATATTCGCAAAGAAACAGCATCGGAAATATGGTAAACAAGGTAATCATTATCGGTAATGTAGGCGCCGATCCAGAAGTCCGGGTGTTGGACGGGGGAAACAAGGTCGCCAGCCTGAGTGTGGCGACGACCGAACGCTACACGGACCGCCAAACAAATACTCCCAAGGAGATAACCGAATGGCATCATGTGGTGGCGTGGCGCAACACCGCGGATATCGTTGACAAATACGTAAAGAAAGGCTCCCAACTCTATGTTGAAGGCCGGCTGCGCACCCGCGACTATACAGATCGGGACGGTGTCAAGCGGTACATTACAGAGATTATGGCCGATACGGTCAGGATGCTGGGCAAGGTATTGGACCGCAAAGAAAACCAACCTTCCGGGCCGGCGCCGGCGTCTGGCTTTGAACCCGATGATCTTCCGTTCTGAGTATGGATACATCTACACTCAAGGAAATAGAGGAGATGCAGCTCTTCTTGGAATCAGATCCGCCCACCGAGCCGCAGGCTATGTCTATCCGTTTGTCGGAACTGAGCGTACGTATGGCCCGCAGCTCCTACTTGTTGGCTATGGCAAAATACGAGCAGGATTTGGCCCTGATAAAGGCATCACGCCTCAAGGACCTCATACCGCTTGCTCCCAGCGTGCAGAAGGAGATACTCAAATCTGCCTGCGCCGAGGAGAACAAGATCGTAAACTGGTTGGATAGGATTAACAGGACCTGCGTACATCAATCCGATAACCTGCGTACCCAGTTGAGCTTCGAGAAAGAGCAAATACGGCAAATGGGATATAACACATGACAAAACCTGAACTTGACTACGACCGCTATTTCAGCCTTTATATCCGTCATCGGGACTGTCCTGATGGTCGTGGATACTGCATAACGTGTGGTGCGCCTATAACGCCTAAAACATGCGATTGCGGGCATTATATAGGCCGCGCTCACAAAGCTACCCGGTGGGACGAGAGAAACTGTCATGCTCAGTGCAAGAATTGCAACGAGCGCCTCGAAGGTCTCATACCGGTCTATCGTAAGGTGCTGATCCGGCTATATGGATTGCCGACGGTTGAAGAACTGGAACGCAAGAAACGCACGATTTTCAAATTGTCGAGGTCCGAAATGTCCGATAAGATCAATTATTACAAACGATTAATTCGCAATGTGTAACACTTCAAATAACAGCTGGATTAAGATGTATCGCAGCTTCCTTGATTGGGAATGGTATCCGGATACGAACTGTGTGCGGCTGGCATTGCATTTCATTTTGAAGGCAAATTACCGGGCCAAGAAGTGGAAGGGTTTAATCATCGACCGCGGACAATTGGTAACCAGCAGAGGACAGCTATCCGAAGAGACAGGACTTTCGGAGATGCAAATACGCACCGCAATAGACAAGCTGGATAATTGCGGGTTTATAACCAAGTCGGGAACACGCAAATATACTATCATAACTGTCTGTAATTATGATTTATACCAACAAGCACAGGATGGTTTTGATAATGGTTGTCAACCAACAGATAACCAACAAATAACCAGCGAACAACCAACAGATAACCAACAAATAACCACAACTAAAGAATATAAGAAAGAAAGAATAGAAGAATATACACACACACTGGTAGATACTAAAAAGGGGGTTGTAGGGGGGAAAGAGGCGGAGGCTGCGGAACTCATACGATGGATCACCACGAACGCTCCATGTATTGCCTCAATGCCGGAACCCCTAACGGAGGTGCAGATAGTTTGGCTATTTCAAGATTACAGCGTGAAAGATATTCGTCGTTTGATAGCTACCATGCAAAGCAAACAGGCGTACTTGAAGCATACAAACGCCTATACAGCCTTTGTCACTTATGCGAAAATGGACAAAGCTCTGGAGAGAAATAATCCACCAAATACGCAATCAGGACGGAAATGTTATACACGAGATGAGGCTATGGCATATATCCGATTCAAACGCATGGCCGGATCGCTTGAAGATAACTTTACGTTGGAGTCGGTCAACGGTCAGTATCTGTGGTACTTGAAATAGTCGTATTGTCATTTAACCTTTTAACCATCAACAATCATGAGCAAGCAAATCAAAATTGAGATAAAAAATCGGTGGACAGGTAATATACTTTTCGAGTATTTGTCCGAAAATAACACAATTAAAAAGACCGTATCCGAAGCTATTAAAAGCGAAGCCAACCTGCGCGGAGCCAACCTGCGCGGAGCCAACCTGCGCAGAGCCAACCTGTGCGGAGCCGACCTGTACGGAGCCGACCTGTGCGGAGCCAACCTGTACGGAGCCGACCTGCGCGGAGCCAACCTGTACGGAGCCGACCTGTGCGGAGCCAACCTGTGCGGAGCCAACCTGTGCGGAGCCGACCTGTGCGGAGCCAACCTGTGCGGAGCCAAAGGCGCATATATGGCTTGTCCTACCGATGGCAGTTTTATCGGCTGGAAGAAGGCTTCGGGCTATGTCGTGAAGCTACAAATTCCGGAAGACGCCCGCCGAAGTTCTGCCGGAGGTGAAAAATGTCGTTGCGACAAAGCCTATGTGGCGGAGATTCAGAATGCCGATGGAACCAAAGCCGACATCGAGGCAATTCATTCGAACCATGACAACAACTTCGTGTATACGGTCGGCGCTACCGTCGAGGTCCCTAATTTTGACGATTGCCGTTGGAATGAATGCGCACCGGGTATTCATTTCTTCATCGACCGTCGGGCGGCTGTGGAGTATTAGAAGTGCGGTAAGATAATCAGTCACGCCGTTCCTCTCGGTTAAGCTTTAACGAGCAGTAAGAATGAATAACATCGAACTATTCAACGACCATTTCCAGAATTTCAAGTCATACGGCATTCCGAGAGCGCAGCTCATCATCGCCGATGTCCCATACAACCTCGACACAAACGCCTATGCCTGCAACCCGGCATGGTATGTCGACGGCGACAACAAGAACGGCGAGAGCGATCTTGCAGGCAAGCAGTTTTTCGACACGGACAAGGATTTCAGGCCGGCGGAGTTCATGCACTTCTGCTCGCAGATGCTCCGCAAAGACAAGCCGGTAAAGGAACAAGCCACGGACGAAGCAGGTGATGGGAAACGATGCAAGGGAGGTGCGGCCTGCATGATCCTTTTCTGCCCGTTCGAGCAGATGCACTACTACATCGAACTCGGACAGCGGTATGGGCTGAAACGCTATATCCCGCTCGTATTCCGAAAAGATTTCTCCGCGCAGGTACTCAAAGCCAACATGAAAGTCGTCGGCAACTGCGAATACGGATTGATACTCTACCGCGACCGCCTGCCGAAATTCAACAACGACGGGCGGATGATCTTCAACTGCTTCGATTGGGTACGTGATACCGAAACGCCGAAGATCCACCCGACGCAGAAACCCGTACCGCTGCTGGAACGTCTGATTGAGATATTCACCGACAAGGGGGATGTCGTTATCGACCCCTGCGCAGGAAGCGGAACAACCCTGCTCGCGGCTGCCAATATGGGCCGAAAAGCATACGGATTCGAGATCAAAAAGGATTTCTGTGCCGCCGCCCGGAGCAAAGTTTTAACAAGAGTTCAAAAATCATTATTCGTATGAAAGTCATAGTAACCTTTTCGGGCGGGAAAGACAGCCTTGCGGCGCTTCTTTGGACACGCGAGCATATCACCAAGAACTTCACGACCGTATTCTGTGATACGGGCTGGGAGCATCCGCTGACCTACGAGTACATCAACCGGATCGCAGATAAACTCCACTTGGATTTGGTGACGCTCAAGTCGAAGAAGTACGACGGGATGGTCGATCTTGCCCGGCAGAAAAAGCGTTGGCCCTCGACGCGGGCGCGGTTCTGCACGCAGGAATTGAAGACGAAGCCCTGCATCGACTACGTGCTGGACGAGGTTCACGACAATATGCTGATGATTCAGGGTATCCGGGCAGCAGAATCGGCCAGCCGGGCCAAGATGCAGGCGCAATGTACGTACTTCAAGTACTATTTCGAGCCTTACGGTTACGACAAAGCGGGCAAACCGAAGAAGCACACTTATCGGGGCAAGGAGGTACGGGCATTTCGGGAGAAGTTCGCCGACGATCTGCTTCGGCCCGTGTTCGACTGGTCGGCGCAGCAGGTGATCGATTACATCCTCGACGCAGGTTTGGAGCCGAACCCACTCTACCGGATGGGCTACAAGCGAGTCGGCTGCTGGCCGTGTGTGATGGCGAATCAGCGGGAGATCTTGAACATATCGCGCCAGAACCCGGAGCGAATCGAACAGATCGCCGCACTTGAAACGGAGTTTCATTCATCGTTTTTCGGCCCGGAAAAAATACCTGTCCACGCAATCACCAGCGGCAACCAGTACCCCAACATATACGATGTTGTGCGCTATGTCGAATGGCAGAACGCCACGGGCAGTTTGTTCGACGACGACACGGCGACCAGCTGCATGAGTTATTACGGATTATGCGAATAAAAAACAATCAACTATGAAAAATCAAGTAACGAGCATCGAGCAGTCGAAGCGGCTGATCGAACTGGGAGTGCCCGCGGAGAAGGCGAGCATGGTGTGGTTTCCGGTAGCCGAATATACCGGGAAAGGATTTGAGATGATGCTAACAGGAGAGTACGATCTGTACTGCAAAGACAGGACGGCTATCCAATACGCAGATTGTATATTTTACGCCTTCACGGTCGCCGACCTGCTGGCGGTGTTGCCGAAAAAGATAATGACCAATGGAGGCAAAGTGCATATTTTGCACATTGAGGCCTGTTCGTCCACCAGTCCTTGTTGGTGTTTGTATTGGGGAGATGAAGCGACGCAAGTTGGATGGCAGGAGCGAATCTCTTTCTTGCATCTGCTGGAAGATGCTATTGAATGGCTTTGTCTGAACGGCTATAAACTGAATCTGTGATGAAATTACCTATCGAAGTTCACAATAAATTGATCCCGTTCAAGGGGTTCAGCTGGATAACATGGCTTGCGTTCGCGTTTACCCGGAAGCCGAAATACCAGCATATGACCGAGAAAACGCGCCGCCACGAAGGAATCCACTGCGCCCAGCAGATCGAACTGGCCGTGCTGTTCGCGGCAATCCTCCTGCCCGTCGCCATAAGCTACCTGTTCGCTTGGTGGGGCTGGGCGCTTACGGCGATCAGCATTCTCTTCGCCGGCTGGATTTGCTATGGCATTTCGTGGCTGATCGAAGTGATTATCCCGCCTTATCCGGGCGCGTACTACTACACCTGCTTCGAGACAGAGGCATACAACCACGAGGATGATCCGGACTACCTGAAGCGGCGCATCCCGTTCTGGGGCTGGATTTCCTGCATACCGAATCGGAAAGTAAAACACAAAATATAACCCACCATGAAAACACTTTATCTCTGGGTTTCAGGCAAAGGCTGGACACCCTTTCAGTACAATGAACTTTCTGAATTAGCCGCCGAATTTGAGGCGCGCAATATCAAACTGGGCGACAGGTGCACACTGGGCGACTGGTGCAAGCTGGGCTACGGGTGCAAGCTGGGCGCCGGGTGCAAGCTGGGCGCCGGGTGCAAGCTGGGCGCCGGGTGCAAGCTGGGCGCCGGGTGCGATGTTCCGAAATCGCTATTTATCAGCGCATCTCGCCATGCAGTATCCTATTGGGGTGAGGATGTTATTCAAATAGGATGCAAACGCTACACCATTTCCGAGTGGCAGAAGCATTTCCGAAAAATTGGCGAGGCCAAAGGCTATAGCACCGAGCAGATGGAGGAATACAAAGGATATATAGACCTGATCGCCACCATGCACAAGACGTGGGCGTTACACTAAATACAATATTTAGCCATGAAAAGCGAAAAAGCAAAGAAATATCTGTTTGAAAACGGATTGGGATACCCGTATACCGGGTATGTTACAGAGCAGGCAGCAGAAAGGGCCGTCGAACTTGCCGAGCAGGAAGCCGAGGAGCGGATGCGGGCGAAAGCGATTGAGGCGTATTGCCAAGATTGCGGTTGTAGGGTAGAAAATAAATGTGGGATAGATTCGGATAGTTGTATAGCATTCCGAACTTTCATCCAAAAACTGAACGAGAATGAAAACGATTGAGGAAAGAGCGAAAGAATGGATTGATTCGCTGGGAGCAGGTCTCGTGCATCCATACAACAGACAGGCGATGATAGACGCCTATATCGCCGGGGCAAAAGCCCAGTATGAGGAGCTGACGCGCTGGCACGACCCGAAAGAGGAATTGCCGGAATATATTAAGGTTGTAGAGGTGAAATACAAGGCTTTTAATAAAATCATGATGGCAATAGCATTTCGATTGGGTGATTTATGGAGTGGCAAAAATAAGTGGTATATTGATGGGACAAGTGTCCACATTGACCACGAAAACATCCTCGGCTGGCGGGAGATTCACGAATAAGACAGAGATATGACACCGAAGGAACTTTACGAATGGGCGGTAGGGATGGGCGCCGAAAATTGCGACATCATGGTAAACGGAATGGCAATCGACTATTACCCTCCTACAATAGACCATACAATACAAACCATTGAGATAAAACAACCAATGATAAGATGAAAACCAAACTACTGCGCCGACTGAGGAAGGAGGCAAGGAAAAATACACCTTCCCCGGCATATCATACCTACTCCTCCCTTTATGAGGCGCTGATAGTGATTATACACTACGAGGATGAAAAACGCAATTACGTACTCCGCCGCGTTTCGGAGCTGAAACGGAAGAGGAAATGAAAACTATACGAGTAATAGTGGCTTGCGAAGAGTCTCAAGCGGTATGCAAAGCATTTAGAGATCGGGGATTTGAAGCTTTCAGTTGCGATATTGAACCTTGCTCCGGCGGTCATCCAGAATGGCACTTTCAGGAGGATATTTTCACAGTGCTGCGGCGGGAACCCAGATTTGATTTGATGATCGCCCATCCACCATGCACTTTCCTGAGCAACGCAGGGGCGGTACGCTTATATCCAAAAGCTGGCGAATTAGACCCAGTTCGGTATATGAAAGGGATGGAGGCTAAGATGTTTTTCATGCAGCTGCTTGAATGGCCGATCAAACATGTAGCAGTGGAAAACCCGGTATCATCCAAAGTATTCGAAATGCCTGAGTGCGACCAAGAGATACAGCCATATCAATTCGGCCATCCTTATACCAAAAAAACTCGACTATGGCTCAGGAATTTACCTTATTTATCCCCAACAAACGAAGTAATACCTGCGGGGCCTTATATTGCGTCAGGAACAAGTCGAAAGGATCGGTCTAAATATGGATGTGCCAAACAAAATAGGAGTAAGACCTTTGAGGGAATCGCACAGGCTATGGCTGAGCAGTGGGGTAATTTTTTAAAGAAAAAATATGAAAACAGGAATTGAGATAATCGCAGAAAGGGAAAGCAAGGCATTCACGGCAAATGGAATGTCACGCGAGGAACTGAGACTGAATTACAATGCGGCCTGCAACGCCTATCTGGCTGCTTTCTGCGAAAAGCACGGCTACGACTATGATCCGGCTGCGTGGGTAGGCAACGACCCCGGAGGAATTGCAGAAGTCGGCGATCTATTCGTGAGTATGGCCGATATGTTGACGGACATCGACCGGGACGCTCCGGAGGAGGAATACATCAAGTACTATGACTACTGTATGCGTGTTGGGGCAATCGCCAACGGCGAATTAGAAATCCCGAACTACGACAGCTGGCTGCGGGGATGCCCGCGGATGGATGAGGAGCAGCTCCGGCGGCTGGAGGAATTGCAGCGGGATGTGCGCTGCGCAGGGATGAATTTAAAAGTCGAGATCGACAGACTGAACAACCTAAAACAAGAATAGTGATGAACAAGATGAATGCAACATGGAATGACCTCTATGAGCATATCGCTAAGATGTCAGAAGAGGAACGGAAAATGCCCGTCCTGATTTGGGGTGAAGAGAGGCCGCTATGCAAAGAGGTGAGCATATGTATTGATAACGAGGATATGTGCTACGACCCCGAATGGTCAGAGGAGGGGTGTTTTCTGAGAAGCGACTACGGAGGTGACGTGGAAGATGAATTGGAAGTAGCCTTAGAAGCAGGAAGGACATATTTATTCGGGGATTAAAACAAAAATAACCATGCAGAAGATAATGTTTAACGACCGATACGGACTGACGCAGGCGGTTATCGAGGGTCGAAAGACCATGACGCGACGGATAATAATTCCGCAACCGGACTTTTTATCTGACAACTTCGGATGGGCAAAAAGGAATAATGGGGATGTGATATTGCCGAAATACGGGGTCGGCGAGGTCGTGGCCGTGGCGCAAAGTTACGAACAGGCAGGCATCCAGTCTTGGGCTTACCTCTCGCGTCCCGAAATCGATGGATATCAGATTATTTCAACGCACAAAGGTTGGCGCAATAAAATGTACGTTAGCGCCGACCTGATGCCCCACCAAATCCGCATCACGGGAATCCGCTGCGAGCGGTTGCAGGATATTTCGGACGAGGAGTGTTTACGGGAAGGGATCAGGCAATTTACGCCGAACTTTCCAAAAAATTTCCCCATACATCCAACCCACTTTGTAATAGGAGACATTTTAAAAGACACTCCCCGCGAAGCCTTCGCCTCGCTGATTGACAAGGTTTACGGCCGGGGTACGTGGAAATCGAATCCGTGGGTAGTAGTTTACGAATTTGAATTGGTGAAATGAGCGACTTGATCTGTCAAATAGTTACCCGTAAAATATACGCTTACGTGGCCGAGATATTCGGGGGACCCGCATTTTGGAATGGAAAGTGGCATCTTATGGTCGATGTAATTTGGCGGGACAATGGATGTCCAATACGTGAAAAAATGGTGCTACAATTCGACACCGAAGAAGAGGCAGGACGGGTGAAAATCGGGACGATAGCGAAGGATAAAACACTTTATGAATTACTGAAATAGCGAGATTCTCGCAAAATCTCGAAAAACTGAAATAACCATGATAGCAATGACTTGGTATAATGCCGTGGCAGTAGTGGTGTATATCCTTCTATTGCTTTGGGCGAAAAATATCTACGATAGGCCGATGCGCGATTACGATATTGGCGGCTTGCTTTTATCAATATCATGGATAAATGTAACGATAGTGTTTACCCTTTTGTGGGGAGATTTATTTTGGTGGTAAATTTAATAAAACTGAATAACATGAAGAATTTCGATTTAGCGGTCGCCAAAGCAGGCGCGCCGGTGTGCACGAGGAGTGGGAGAAACGCAAGAATTATATGTGATGACCGCCGGGGTGAGCCCCATAGCAGGATAATAGCCTTATTGGATGCGGGTGAGTATGAACATGTTGAGCTTTATAGCTTAGAGGGGATACTAATACCTGATACGACGACCCTAAATGACCTTATGATGCGTGACGACGACTACGCCGAGAAGCTGGCGCGGGGAGAGTACGGGCCAACTGTCAAAGAAAAGTTGACAGTTGATAACCCAACTTGTAAGGAATCCTTACCAGTTGACCGGGAGTACTGGCGGCGGGTGTATGCCGGGCAAATAATGCCGGTCGTATTCCATGCTGCTATTACTACTGGTGCGAAGGTTAAAGACGAATACAAGGACATGCCGGCTGATGTAGCAATTGCTCGTTCTACGATTACCCTTGCCGACGCTCTCCTGGCAGAGCTGGAGAAGAAATAAAAAAGAGGCAATCCCGAAAGATCACCCCTACACGCAGGATAAAGGTAGTGATTAAATTCGGGATGTGCAATGGGGATCAAGAAAAAAAGAAAAGGTGGGGCACGCGATGAATCGGAGGTTAATATAGATTTCAGCAGGATCGAGTTGTTAGAATCAATTATCGTCAAAGATAAAGAATTTGGGGTCCATTTTAATCACTCATTTTCTTATCGCTTCAAGTGTCATAAATCTCAGCCGATATTATGGCGTGGGATAAAAAAGGTAATCAGAAAATATATCGACGGATGGCAGCAGAAGCTGCCTTTTATTTAATAGGATATGGATAGTATACTTATGCAAGTCATGCAAGATCGGCAAGCGGATGCGATGTTCTTGGTTCGTGCATCTGATTTGCGTACCTTTGCGAATGCACTCATTCAGGAAACAGGTAATAGTATAGCCGAAAAAACCTTTAGTGCTGTCAAGGCTGCTATGGGGGATAAGATGGAATATTACACCCGCGAGGAGACTTCTGGAATTTTGAGGGTATCCTATCCGACATTACATAGGTGGGAGAAAGAAAAGTGTCTAAATCCGATAAGAATAGGACGAAAAGTGCTATATTTGCGTAATGAAGTGGACGCAATCAAAGCACAAGGCCGATCACGAAGTTTGGGTAAGTAAATGTTAAACGGGTATTATATCGCCAAAAACACGCCGAAAATATCAACAATAAAAATAGCAACCATCTATAAATCAGATGATTGCTTATTTTAAGTTGTAGTCCCGACGGGACTAAAGGAAATGTTATCTTATGAAATCATCGAGATAACATAGAGTAACAAAATCTGCTCTCAATACTATAGAATGGCGTTTTTGTTGATGGCATGAAACGACCGAAATATCATCAGATAAAACCTAAGTCGCCAAAAAGTCGCCAAAAATTCTTGAAGTTATATATGGTTAGTTATATTTGCATTTGTGCAAATGTAACTAATTATGGCGACAATCTACTACTCCCTCTCGGCTAAGGAAAATTCATGCGGTTTACACGAGGTGCTGATTCGGTTTACTCATGGACGTTTCAACCAACGTGCCAAGACCGGCATATATGTTCTGCCTGAATATTGGAACGAGAAGACGCAATCAATCTTGATTCCCCGCTATAGGATGATGTCGCCAGCCCGGCAGGATATTGTCGAACAAGCAAATGAGGCCCATGCTAAATTATCGGCATTAACCTCTTTTGTCATGCAGTCTTTTATCGATGGCGGGGCGGGGAAGATGGGGTTGCCTGTGAGTTGGCTCCGTGATGTTATTACACCCTACTCGGTGGGTATGTCGCAGGATAAGGATATATGGGCTTGTTTCGAAAGCTATATCTCGAAAAAGAACTTTTCCGAGCGTCGCATAATGGCATTTAACGTGCTTATACGAGTACTTAAGCGTTACGAATTATATAAGAGGATTTCTGATCGAAATTTCACACTCTCCCTATTAACGTTCACTCCTGAAATGCTGGATGACTTTGAGGACTTTTATCGCAGAGAATACGAGATATGCGAGGATTATCCCCATATATATACGTTGGTTCCGGATTCAAGAATGCCGCAGCAGCGCGGGCATAATACTGTTGCCAGCAAAATGATCTTGTTGCGCGCCTTTTTAAATTGGGCCGCAAATAATGATCTTATACCCTCCAATCCCTTCCGTAAGAAAGAGATAAAGCAGGCTGTCTATGGAACGCCTATTTACATTACAATTGCCGAACGGAACAAGCTGTATAATACAAATCTATCCCGTCATCATAAGCTGGCTGTCCAGCGAGATATATTTATATTTCAGTGCTTGATTGGATGTAGGGTAGGGGATTTGCTTGGACTGAAGCGCAATAATGTAGTAAAGGGCGCTGTGGAGTATATTCCGCGTAAAACCAAAGAAGGGCATCCGGTAACGGTGCGTGTACCTCTGAACAATATTGCTCAGGATATCATAAAAAAATATGAATCATCCGAGCATGAGATGTTGTTGCCGTTTATTTCAGAGCAGAAATATAATGAAGCGATTAAAAAATGCTTTCTTGCTGCGGGCCTTAAACGGATGGTAAATGTGCTCAATCCGATTACTCGTGAACCCGAACAGAAGCCGCTTTATCAAGTAGCCTCCTCTCATATGGCTCGCCGAACTTTTATCGGCAACCTGTATAAGAAAGTCAAGGACCCGAACCTTGTAGGGTCCCTATCTGGGCATACTGAAGGCAGTAAGGCATTTGCCCGCTATAGGGACATAGACGAAGAGATGAAGACCGATCTTGTAAAACTTCTTGAATAGTTAAATCGTATCCATCAACTTGCATATGACTGCGGCGAATAAGGGCGCCGAACATTCGCTTACTTCAAGCATCGCCAGCCAGTATTTCATGTTGTCATCTTCCATGTTTATCACATTTGCAGCAGGTGAATCGGTGTATATCCGACCATAGAGCGGTATTTATGTCGCCGGTCAGATATGCAACCTCTTCGCCGGCCATATCCATACTATGCGTCGAAGCAATATCATCGACCAGATGTCTCAGTTCGTGTTCAAAAGAGTTCAGGAACTCGGCCGGCGATGACGCCAGCCCCACGATCATCACCGTGCGCCTAAGTTTTTTGTTGGAATAGGTGAATCCGGTGTCCATATCGCACTTCAGCAGATTGTCGCGTATATGATCCATTAATTCAGCTGGACATTGTATATCGTTAAGGGACTTGATTATAGAGTCTGTATGATAGCATGTGACGGCGAAATACACCCTCACTTTCCAGTCATAGGCATCTATATTCAAATCCCTTATTTTCATTGCTCACCTTTCCGTTCTCCGTATTTGCGCCAATTGCGCGCCAGTTGTCTCCGTTGCTTGCGGTTGAAGCGTTTGTTGTCCAGCACGTCGTTTACGGCTGTAGCCAACTCCTGATACTTGTCGCCCGGAAGATTACGGACGAGCGCTGCGATATTTTTCATCGATTTCACCTTTTTCGTTTGTGAATTCGCTTAGCTGTGGCATATCTTCCATGACCTACATCATTTCTTCCCAAGGTATGGGAGTTCCGGAGCCAATAGTGTCGGCGTAGTAGCGAGTGAAAGGCATTCCGTCGTATGCGTCTTCATCGTCGATAAAGTCTTTGATGAACATGGCGAGGTACTGCTGATTAGGGATCGACGACCCGAAATAATCAGAAATTGCCATGTTGCATACGTATACGCAGTCGTATCCCTTGTCTTTTTTGAGTTCGATGCCGTACTGCTTCAATAGGGCATCAACCTTCTCTTTGGTGTAGGGTTCGATCTTTTTGTCGTTTCGATCCCGCATATGGGATACGGCGAATTCGCACATCTTCTTTGAAAAGTGCCATCCGTAATTTGCGAGATACTCCCGGAATCCTGCCGGAAAGTTATCATATGTATCTAATCTGTTCATATCAGTCTGAATTAAAAAGGAGGGAGCCTGCGGCCCCCTCCCGCCGGTTTAACGCCTGCGATAACGCGAGTATCGACCCGTACCCTTGACGCCACGGCGCTCGCCGTATCCGTCACCGTCGTAGCCATCCATCTCCCCGCCATAGTCCCGGCGTTCGCCGTAACCTCCGCGCTCACCGTAGCCCCCGCGGCCTTCACGCCGGCCTTCCTCGAAGCCTTCCTCGTAAGCGCGCTGAAGCTCCCGCTCCATCTCCTCTTCGTGGCCGTCATATCCGCCTCGGCCTTCACCTATGATTCTCCAACCCATAGTTACTTAGTTTTTGCAGGTGCTTCAGTCTTGACAAGGCTCCTCAGTTCTTCCGCCGTCGGTATTTTGCTTATGCGCTCGTTCATATCAGCTATCATCCTGCGTAATTCCCGATTTTCGGACTCAAGTTCTTTCGTGCGCGCAGCTTCGGGGTCGAGCTGCATCAGGATCGAGTCGTAAATCTCCAGATTGGCTTTGTGCTTTTCGTAGGATTCTACGATGTCTCGGCTCATCTGCTGCGCCTCCATAATTGTAGGCTTCAGCCCGTCGCGTGTTGTCGCTACGGTGAGTCCGTCTTTCGAAACGATGTCCGCCAGCATGGGGACGCCCCACGGCTCGTTGCCCTCTATCGAGATATTGATGAACTGCTGCATCGGCGAGAACTGCCCCGGTTTCTGGGGCGGAATGTACGGGGCCGACACATCTTTTACATTCGCTGTATAAAACTTTGGCTGCTCGCGATTGTCGAAGACGTAGACTAAGGAGCCTTTTTTCAAGTTCTGAAACATCTTGGTTAATGATTTGTGAAAGTCAGGGAGAAGGAGTTACCTTCTCCCGTTCTTTCTGTTAATTGTTTTTTTAATTCAGACGGCACCGGTCATCAATTGCAAAGTATCGGTCTGCTTGTCATACCATATCTGGTATACCCCTGAACCCGGAATATCCGATACTGTGACATTTGCTCCGTTGTACGTCGTCAGATTCTTATTTTGCCCGTTGGTTTCAAACAGCACGGGAAGCGTTCCCGTTGTGCCGGCAGGGACTTCCTGTACCAACTCAACCAGCACGAGTCCTCGGTACCACGAATTTGCAAATGCGTGGTTGGGAAAGGAAAACACAACACCCGTGGTCTCCACTGTCACGCCCGTAGTTTTTAGTACCGGTATGCCCCTGCGGTTAACATACTGAAATGGGAATACTGCCATATTTTTGTAATTTAAGTTATTATAACTAATTTTACATCGGGATAGGTTGGAGTCATGACCAACTGATAAGGGCTTGCCAAACGTCCTTCCCTCTTTTTCTCGTTTGGCACCACTAAATTGTTTGGCAATGACAAATCGGGAATTTATAGAGAGAATTGCTCTCGAAGGAGAAGAATGGCGTATTATTGATGGTACGCTCGGCTATTTCGCGGTATCTGATTACGGTAGAGTTTCATCGCTATCCCATCGCGTGAGCGGAGGTAATAACAATAGTTGGATGACTAAACCTCGCATATTAACTCCTCGCCCAAATAGGGGAGGATATTTGAGAGTTAGACTTACATCCCTACACGGAGTCGATAAGACTGAATTAGTCCATAGGCTTGTTGCTAAAGCGTTCATCCCCAATCCTAATAACTATGCATATGTAGACCATATAGATGGGAACCGCACGAACAATGTGGCACATAATCTTCGTTGGTACACTCGTTCAATGAACATGCTTAACCCTGTCACAAGAGAGTGTGCAGCAAAAGCACGAAGAATACCCAACAAGAGAAACAGAAAGCCAATTGTTCAAATTAAAAATGGAATATTGGTTGCAAAATATAAAACAGCATCCGAAGCCCATCAGTTACACGGATTTCACATCGGAGGAATATATGAATGTATTCGAAAGCCAACTCGCACATTGAAAGGATTTCATTGGCGCTGGCTTTCGGATTGGGAAGCCCCTTATCAGTAAGTCAAAGAACATTTCACCTATCGGCGAATAATAGCATTATCCCCAAAATCCGCCGTTCCCCCCAAAGCCAAACCCTGCACCATATCCGAGACCATATTGTGCGGCAATACACGTAGGCACACCGACAATAGGCGAATAGGGCACAGTAGCCGTTTCGGGCAGCTTGCACTTGATGTTATTCACGTCATTCTGCAAAGCCGCTACAGCGGCGTTCACGGGGGCTACAGCCTGTCCTACAACACCGGCCATGTAGGCGTTTTGGTGTTCGAGGTTGAGCTGCGTAGTCAGAGTGCTGTTCTTCTCGCGCAGGGCATCAATTTTATCCTGCAATGCAGCTGCCTGCATTTGATCCAGTTTGGAAATTATCGCTGTAGTCCCGCTTTGAGAAGTTTCGCGAATTGTGTTTTGTAAATCACAGGTCTGACGTTGTGTTTCATAGGCAACGCTACTGAATCCGCGCTCCATGCCCACATTGACGCCATTAATGGCCTGCTTCATATCACAGCAACACGCGGCGATTTGATTGCCGATCTGACAACCCATAGACTGCACGGCATTGATGATTTGCTGGCTCGACATCCCCAGCGTGCTTTGGATGTTGCACAGCGTAGACTGAATCTGCTGCGTCGAGCAGTTGAGCGACGATGCCAGCTGAGTGATCGCCGTGCCGTTTCCTTGAATTGCGTTCATGAGAAGTTCACGTCCGGCGTCACCGTTGAGCTGCGCAGGCAGACCGTTCGCGCCGTTGCCTCCGAATCCGAAGCCGTTACCGCCCCAGCAGAAGAAGAGCAGGATGATCCAGATCCACCAGCACCCGTCGCCGCCCCACGAACCGCGGTTGTTGTTACCGTTCATGAGTGCCGCTACGAGGTTGGGGTCCATGCCCTTGTTGCTCATCATGGACGAGACGAGAGCTGCGATGTCAAGGCCGCCACCCGTGCCGCCTCCATCGAAAATATAAGTTTTATCCGAACCCATTTTAAAAGATTATTGAATGATTGCCGCCCCCGTTAAGGCCGGGCGTTCACCTGTTGCAACAATGCAAAGGTGGCCGAAGGCGGCAGGCATATCAATTAGATGGGACGGAGATCGTAGGCAGTCTTTTCGCAATTAGTTCGCACTGAATTTCGAATATGGGATGACTGTACCGCTTCCGCTCGTCGAATTTCGAGATCATTTTTTCGACGGCTCGACGAGAGAAGCGCATCATGCGCGCTATGTCTGTAATATACATCCCTTTCTCATGGCAGAAGTGCACCAACATATAGCGGGCATCAACCACATCTTGATATTTATCCTTCGAAAGGATTTGTTCTTTGGTTATTTCGGTCTCAAATGCAACGCATTCGAGTATTTCTGCAAAAAGCTCTGATTTACGCATACGTTTCCCCGATAATTATTGTATATTTGTTATACCCCTGTATAAAAAGTTCCACCCCAAACGAAGGAATAGTCCTCGGCATTGGGGTGGAAACACTTATGTATACAGGGGTGTATGCTATAATGTCGGGGACTTTTTTATGCCCGTCCCTCAAGGCTCTACATCATATGAACCGGCGCGCCATCGTCAATATATTTTTACGGAATACGAATACAACGACGCCAAGGAGGACCCAAAAGCCGCGCATCTTTGTCTGCTGCCACCATGTCAGTCGGCGTTCCACTTCGACAATTTTTGTATCGGTCCTGTCTTTATAGACAATGCTGTCCCGATAAATCACTTCTTTTTCAAACGGCACCGGAATATCCTGCGGCTTATTCTCCAGCGAGTGGCCCAGCGAACCGTCGTTGTTTATCCATGCGTCCGAAACAGCTAATGGCGTCTCCAGATGACTCGAAGTATCTCTGACTACTTGGCGCTTGCTGTATGGAGGTATCTGAAATCGAAGCGTATCCTTGAAGTATATTTTATGGATGTGTGTTTCGATGCTGATGCTATCCTTTGTGTTTGTTGCTAAATGCTTGCATGGACAGCATCCTGCCAGTATACAAGCGAATGTTACGATAACACACTTCATGGCTTGTGTTGTTGAAATAGTTCCCAACCTTTATTGACATCGTCTATAACAGCAGCGACTCCATTTTCCACGCGCGACATTGCGGCTACCACCGGGACCATGATATCCTTATTGGTTGTTGTAATCTTTACGTCGGGCCAGACTCCTGAAGAGTCTGCTACGGCTTTAATGTAGTTATCTGTATGATTCTCAATGGGCGGTGCGTAGCGACCTATCATATCACGTAGCGTATTGCATCCGTGCTTCAGCTGGTAGGTGTGGAGTAATACGAACATGGCGCGGTACCCCCATGCCATTGTCTTGAATTGTTTGAAGGCGCTATCCGTGGATGGAATTTCCCCCAAATATTTGATTTTGGACAGTCTGATATTACCGGGATTGTTATTGCGTAATCCTCTGCTCATTGCTTTGTATTTTTATGGTTTCGATAATTCTCCAGATATGGGAGGTTTTTAATAACCTCGAAGGACAGGACATAATACAGGAAGTCGAACAACTTGCTCTTTGGGAAAATCCGCGTCAGGTTCTTCAGTGTATTGACTCCGTAAAAGTAAATAAGAGCATATACGATGATAGATATTGCTGACATCGCTCCTTCGTGGTTATCGATCTTATCTCCGATAATCAGTACAAAGGCGATGAGACTGGATATAACCATACCTTCTAAAATGCAGTTGAAAGCCTTTTTGAAGGCGAATCCTTCATGTTGCTTAAATACGCCCGCCGATACTCCGGCCACGAAATTAATGGCAAATACCAGCATGCAGGCGATGAGTATGTCGTGTATCGGGGCGATTGTGCCGAATATCGAGGCGAAGATACAACCAAAGAGTTCCCGAAATTTGTCCATGATAAAATAGCCTTATTCTCCGTTTTTAAGTCTCTGTTCTTCTTCCGCGGCCAGCTCTTCGGCCCGCTTGGCTTTGAGTTTAGCCAGCGTCGTTTCGTTGCGGTTGTACTCCGCATTGGCCGTCTCATACCGGGCATAGTCTTCCGGATAGGTCTCCTTGAACGATATGCCGTTCTTGAAGCATTTGACTGCCCGGTCGTCGGACTGGGCCATAATAGCCCGCAGCTCCAGCTGCCGCGATTCGAGGATGTTGATTTGCTGTTGTGTTTCCATGATTCTAAATTTCCGATACCGGCCGTACAGTAAATTGAGCGAACTTGTCAATCGAATATACCGCGCCTAAATTTCTGTAATACGAATAGACATAGGACTGACTGAACTCGCAGGACGTGTGCAGGTAATTATCATCCCCCAGACACATATCGCCGCCGATCCGGGATAATGTCCGGTTAACGGGGTCCTGCTCTGAATCCGCGGCAGACAGTGCCCTATCATGGATCATAAGATACAACTCTTCGACCGACGGCAACCACCATGCACCCGCTTCCAGCCCGGTAGTCATTCCTTCGACCGTGACGCCGTAGTTGAGTGCGGCCGCCGCCGCAGGATAGCAGGGCGAATCGTCGCCGAATATATCCGTGAAGCGCAACGTACTGATAAGATTCGTATTATTCTTTCCGGATTGCAGTGTGACACCGTAAGCAGTCGGATATTGCAGCATATGCTCTCCGAACAGGTAGTCCCGGTAGGTCGGATAGGCCGCAACCAGCGCCGGATTGTCGGCCTCGGTGAAAACGCTCTCCCGGATGATGGTTGAGCTACCCAGCGGCACATTGGTGCTCGTGCTGCCGTTCGCCGAATAATATTGCAGGAATTTATCCGCACTATACCCGGCAATATTCGAATTTACCCCACTTGTTCGTCGGATTTGTCCGGGAGCCAACAAGCCGGTGAACGTTATTTGATAATGTATGTCGTCAGACGTACGCCGTATCGAGCATCCTCGCACAACGTCGATATTCGTATAATCGGAAGGCAAGCTGTTCGACGTCATTATTACATCGCTGCCCCATACTGTAGCCGCCCAGCCCCCATTAACGACGTTCGTCAGGTCTTTGGCCCCAGCTTTCAGCGCCGTAGCAAGAGCTGAAGCGATACTCTCCAACGTACTTCCTGCGGCATACGAAACCGGTATTTCGATGACGCTGTCCCCTGTCCCAAAGCTGAGTGCGAATTCTCCGCCTGCCGTCAGATCGAAGTCGGACAACGCCACTCTATAGGGAGCAGCCCAAACAACCCCGGCCGATCCGTTGTATGTTGCATTATTGAGCGACACGATCCGCACCTTATCGCCGTGTCGGCCGTACACCACGCCCGCGGGAACCAATTCGGCGGGCATCTTATCTGCAACGAGCGTAGCGCCCTTAATGAATTTCAACACTTCGTCCGTCTTGTCGAAGACGACGAGGTCTCCGACGCCGGCGGCTGATTTGCGGACCACCGTATTCACACCGTCATAGACCAGTTCGCCGTCATTCTCGATGTAGGATTCCGACGAGAGGGTTTTAAGCCGCGCGGTGTCCGATTCGTAAGCGGCCTTATCCGCATATTTGTTTATTTGTGACATAATCAGCTATGTTTTTTCATATCTCCGATACCGGGCGTACGATGCTCGATACGTATTTACCTTGCTGTTGGAGCATCCACCGTGTATTACCGTATTGATTGACCTGAAAATAATGTAATGACGAGTATTCGGTCGAAGAGGCCATGTAGTCCTTCTTGGCGATCACTTTCCCGGATACGGACAATGTCCGATTGACTGGATCATAAGACTGTGCGAATATGAGACCTTTGGCCATCAGCCACAGCTCCTCGGCCGAGGGAAGCCACCATACACCCACTTCCAGCCCAGTAGTTATCCCTTCGACCTGCATCCCATAGGCGGCAGCTGCGGCGGCCGCCGGATAACACGGAACAGTCTTGCCGTAGAAGTCGGTTCGCGTTTTCCCGGCGAGAATGGCCGTATTGCTCTTGCCGTCCTGAAGGAACGCTTCGTAAGCCGACGGATATTCGGCAAGATGTTCGCCGAACAGGTAGTCCCGGTAGGTCGGATAGGCCGCAACCAGCACCGGATTATCGGCCTCGGTGAAAACGCTCTCACGGATGATGGTTGAGCTGCCCAGCGGCACATTGGTGCTCGTGCTGCCGTTCGTGCGGTTATACTCTAGAAAGGCATCATTGAGGCAGCCGGCCATATTGTTGTCGTTGCCGTTGCGGCGGCGCAGACGCGAATACGTCCCCGTAGGAATAATAATCGTAGTCGTTTGGTAGTCCACGTCTTCCGCATGTTTGGTAAGCGTACAGCCTGTCGCGGATATTTTTTTGTAATTCGCGGCCCACGTATTGCACTCCATGACAATCGCGGCGATCTCATCCGACGCCGTGGCTTTCCATGAATACCCCGCGATTGTTGTGTTGGCGTTGATCTGCGCGGCAATACTCGCAAGCGTCGCTCCCGCGGGGTAGGTAAACTCGAAATCCGAGATATAGATATGTAGCGTAAAACTGCCGCCCGAAGAGAGATCGAAGCCCGAAAGCTTCACTTCATACGCCACTGCCCACTTGTAAAAATCCAGATGGCGCAGGGCAACGATGCGCACCTTGTCGCCCCGGCGGCCGTAGGCCACGGCCATCGGAACGAGTTCCGGCGGCAGCTGGTCGTAAAGCAGTGTCGCACCCTTGACGAACTTCAGCGTACTGTCCGTCTTGTCGAAGACCGCCAGATCGCCGGCATCCGCGGCATCCCGGCCGACAACGACATTCACCCCGTCGTAGATCAGTTCGCCGTCGTCTTCAACGTATGACACCGCCGACTGGGTTTTCAATCGGGAGTTATCCGCTTCATAAGCGGCTCTGTTCGCGTATTTGTTTACCTGAGACATAACGATTCGTTTTTAGTTGTTTTTCCAGTCCGAAACGGCGTTATTTCCCACAGAGTGGTAGACCGCATTGTTCTTGGTGTCGATGTAGAACTGTCCGGCCCGGTCGGGGGCCTTCGACGGAGCGCCCTCGCCCGTAACGACGATGTTGTTGCCGTCCCAGACGCCCAATTTCTTGACCTGCAGTTCCGGGATTAGGACATCGCCCGAAAGCATCCTTACAAGCAGCGATTCGAGCTGCGCGACGCGCTCCTCCAGCGTGCAGTCCGAATGGGCTACTACCTCAAATGAGGTTTTTCTCAACTCTGGATCAATTTCTTTGGCAGTAACGAACTCGGAGTCATTCTCCAGTTCGGATACTTTCGTAGGAATCTCCGTGCAGTCGGCTTTCCCTTCAATTACTTCCTGCAAGGTCAGCGTAAGTTTATCCCACGATACGGTATTATTGAGGAGCGTAGCCCGAATCTCGGAACCATCCACAGCAATCTGTATTTCCGGACCAATGGACCCGACGTATACTTTCACGAAGTCCGAAACGGGGATCGACGAAATAGATCCATCGGCATTTATGAACTCAATGGCTCTTGTTTCTTCGTTATACTCAAGTCCCATCTGCTCAATGGGAAGGTCAACGATCAATTTAGCGCCCGCAATCGTTGTGAAGGTAAGCTCGTAGGTTTTGCTGTTGAACTCCGGAAGACCGACGCAGGTGTTCAGAATCTCCCTGATATCGGGATGGGCGGTAGGCGAGGTGTTATGCTGCTCTATCTGCCCGCTGACATCTGGCGTGGGGATGGCGTCAATGGCATCATCCGTGTATTTTTGTGCTGATTGAAGAGTAGTCGCGTCGCCGTCGGATATTGCCTTTCCCACTTCTTGCCCGAACTCAAGAAGTCCTGTTGCAATCTCTGATTTTGTCTCTTCTATGCGTTCATCCGTGTGGGAGTTAGCATCGGAAAGTGTTTTTTCAGCTGCGTCGGCTACTTCCTCTTTTGACGCCTTTTCAGATAACTGCGCTCGTACTTCTGTGTCGTCGTAATTCGAAAGTCCGTCCAGCTTCTCCTTATCGTCGTCCGTATAGTCGTTTGAGGACAGCCCCTTCCCTTCTTCTTTGTCTACCTTGCCGGCAAGGGCTTCATTAATATCCCCGATCTTATCTACGGCTTCATTGGCAGCTTTTGCGGCTTCATTGGCGGCATCGGCGGCATCTATGGGAGCATTTGCATACTCTTCCTCGGATATTTCTGCATCGGGATTGTGCTTCTTGTAAAGGTCATAGGCACTTGGTCCGGGGAGGCCTACGATCAAGTCCGAAGAATCCAGATTGACAGTTTCCGTGGTCAGATTGTTGTCGTTGCCGCCCTCCATACATGTAGTAGGCACCAACTCAAACGCATCGCAATAATCGACGGCTGTTTGTCCGCTCTTATCTTTATTTTCCCACATGGTAAGCCGGTATGCTCCCAGCTGCTTTTGCATATTGCCTGAAATAGTGAATACGGCAATGTTCCCCTGAGGCTCGAAATGCAAAGGGGTTTCCATGCAGGAGGGAAGATGAAGGACCAAATGCAGATCGCGGCCTTCAAGTGTGACTTGCTCACCATTGGTCAGTATCGGCCAACGGATTTCAATATCTTTGCCTATGCGAATGCGTTTCACGTGTTGTCTTTTTTATTTATTATCCGTCGGAGATATTACGTCCTCGATTTTCATGTCGAGTTTGCTTAGGATCGCATCAATGAGCGGTACGGACCCTAATTTTGCGACGAGGCGTCCTAATTCATGGGCTTCTGCATCGGTAAGTTCTATTTCACCTTCCGATTCATATATTTTATGGGCGAGGACATGCCCTGTAAACCCATACGAATTTGCATAGACGAGATTTGTGATTTGCTCGTGTACATCGTGGACAGTGCATATCTTCTTTTGCATATCTGCAAAAATCTCAAGCCGTTTTAAGTTAATCTTCCTCATGTCGATTGTATTATTACCACGAAATCCAGAAATTATTTTGTTTGTTGTATAAGTAGCGTCGCGCCGCTCTGTCCTGCCATGAAAATACAGTCCCCCATGCATTGGAATTTACATCCGCAATCTGCTTCCCATTGCCGTTGATTGTTACATAACCTTTCGTTCCGCCTTTCCGAACAATATAAAATTGATTGTCTTGTGGATTCGCGGGTAGGATGAGTTGCACGTCTCCATTGTCGATATTTGCATAAATGACCGTATCCATGTCCCGTAATGTCGTGTCGCCAGCTGTTACAACACGTGAATAAGGTCTGAAACCACACGTCGTACCTTTCGCTATGAAGAGAGCGTGGTTTCCGCAGGAAAATGCTTCGTGAAAATTACTATATAACCCTTCTACAGATATTTTGAGTCCTATGTTGTGGTTGGATGAATTGATATTCTCTTTCATATTAATGATCGCGGCTACCGGTCTCGGATCAGAAGTGCTGGCATTCGTAGAGATGAAATCGATAAACCTGTATCTGGCATCGCTTGATTCACCATACTGAATATAGTCCCTGTTGGCAGAAATAAAATGCTTAGAACTCCCTACGACCGACTGTAGCCAGTAATCATTGTCTATAGTGAAGTTACCGATCTTACCGCCTGTCGCTTCTATTGTACCCGTTATATTCGCCTTCGTTGCTGTAAACGAACCGTCCTTAGCGACTCGGAAAGGCGCGTTGTCCGGTGTGTTGCTGCCGACAAATAGAGGGATGTCGCCGCCTACGAGTCCTGCGATGATGGTATTTTCGGAAATATCCGTTTTGGAGTTATGGACTACGAACTCCATACCTTGCAGGAAGTTGATAACGGCGTTCTCGGCAAACAGCAGAGGCGTATATATGGGCACCATGTCGTTGAGCTGTTGCCAATATGTCGATGTGGTTCCCCCGGATGGTTTATTGGAGTTCGATGAAGTATGAGTCTGACGGCATTGGAATTTCAGTTGTCGATTATTCTCATATACAGTCACTATGTCTATGTAGCGCAGGCTGTCTGATTCTAAATCAGCGTCGTTGCGATATTCTACACCCGAAACCCATTCCGTTAGGCGGATAATGCAACCCTGATATCCGGGGTCTCCTTTGTCCCCCGGCTTGCCTTGTTCTCCGCTTATGCGTACCGGGTCGGACCACGGTTCCACAAGCTCGTCATTTGCATCTATTTGCGCTTTGGTCATCCATAGATATTCCCCGGACGAAAGCGCCGGAGGATTGTCATACCAACCGTCCGGCTCTCTTACGTTTGACTCAATATCTGGGCCTATGCTATCGTCACTGCTCGATGCGTATTTAAAGTCGATATATGGTCCGAGCTGGCCATCTTCGCCTGTAACTTTAATCGGATCAGACCATGTCAGGGCGCTTGCCTGTCCCGTGCTCCCGTTTATTGTAGCTTTCGACATCCACCAAATGCCGTCTCCGGAAGGAGCGTCTTCCCAACCATCAGGAATTGGCTTTGTAGAAATAGGGGCGCCGGGTTTATCAATGCTCTTCTTGAATACATATGATGTCCAATCACCCGGCCTTCCGTCGGTTCCGTCGAAAGAGTATTTGGCCCACAATGCAGGTGTAGAGAAAGCGCTCCACTCTCCATTTACCTTGATGCGCTTGGACACCCATTCATATTGGTAAATGTCGTCTACGCCCATAGGATCATCCGTCCACGGCGCAGGCGGGTTGTCGTATTCTGCGACGCGGGGAACATCCGGGATATCGCTGGGATCGTCGGTTTTGGTACGGGTGAAAATGTACTCTACGCCTTCACCATCTATGCCGTCTTCTCCGTTGAAGGAGTATTTTGCCCATAGTGAGGGCGTTGAGAAATCACCCCAGTGCCCGTTGACTTTCGAGCGCTTGCAAGTCCATTCGAAAGGATGAGTATTGTCCGGCCCTTCGGCATCGTCAGTCCAGCCATCTGGCAAATAGTCATCTTCATCTTGAGATGTCGGCGTAGCGGGTGCTGTTTCCGAAGTCGTGCGGGTAAATATCCATTCATAGTCTGTTCCGTCCACGCCCGGCCTTCCGTCGGTTCCGGGTCGGCCGTCGGCACCGCTTATTCGCGCCGGATCAGACCACGATTGAACAACGCCATCAATCACCGATCCGAAAGACACCCACAACGGAATAGTCTTGGACGTATTATACGCAATACGAAATAAGCCGTAGTCGCTATTGGCATCACCGGACGAGTCTTTCGAATATACTACATTAACGAAATGACGTCCTGCGCTTGGTGCTGTGACGACGACGGTAGTAGATACGCCGTTCCCTGATACTTCAGCTTCGTAGGTGTCGGAGTCTGCCGTATTGACATTCTGAACATTTATTTTCCCGACCGCTAATTTGTCATACCCTTCCTCTGAATAAGCGGTTATGTCCAATACCAATGTCGCACCAGCGCTGAGAGCATCGAATTGTATTTTGCACGACACCGTCGAATTATTACCTTTTCCAGCAAGTTTATAGAACACACCATCTTGGGTAACATCCCCTTCATTATCCGCATCAATTATAATGTTGGTTACGTCGGTAGATGCACCTGAATCGCCGCCTTCGGGATATTCGAGACTCCACCCGTCAGGAGGAACAGTGCTGCCGGTCGGAAGTGCCGGTTTTTCATTTTGCTGCTTGTAAACAGGAACTACAGAAGACAGTGGTACATGCATAAGAAGGACCCACGCTTCGGATGATGTAGATGGCTCAGATTTTGTCCCATCGACAAGACAGCGCCACTTGGCGTTATTGTGATATACCTCGTCGTTTTTATTGTATGTCTCCGACGCGAGCCACTTTCCTCGGTCGTTGATTGTCGGTATTTCTTCCCCGCCGGGCGTGAATTGATGGATGACGCCCGACATGTAGATGTTATTGAGGTAGGCCGAATAGCCTTTCATATCTATCCCGAATACGGACAGATTGGACAGGTCGCCGTATTGAGCTGCGATGTTAGACGATATGAATTCCCAGTCGGATACCTCCTTCAGATAACGCTGGTATGTCCTTGTCTCGTAGCGCGATGTCTGACGGGCTTCATTCGAGAAGGAGCCATATCCGACAAATGTCATCGAGGGAGCAGGGGGGTATTGCTTCGGGTAAGCTGCAGAGACTGGGCGAAGTTGGTATTTGAATGTCTTATAGGTCGTGGTGTCCAACTCTTCGGTAATGCGGAAATAGCACGTTGCGAAGCCGGCAAAGCGTCTATTGCCTTTGCTGTCATCGTAATCTTCCGTTGCATTATCTGAGGATTCGGAGCTGTGGAAGATACCCATGCAAATATCACCGACCCGCGGACTTCCTATTTCGCCTTCTTCGAGTTTGAGCGTGATGGTCTTGGCTTCGGTATCGACGCTCTCGATGATCCCCGCGCTTGGAGCAAACCATGTGTCGCCCATTGTAATATCGACCCGATTGTATCTCAGTTCAGGAACTTCAAGGAATCCCCGCAGCTTGAGGCTTTGCATTTCGGCATTCCCTTTCTTGTCGATAAGTCCGCCGATGCCGGTAATTCCTGTTGCGTAATCGCCGAACTGCGCCCCGTCCTCGAAGGTCATTTTGCCTTTGAAGGTATCCGGGAATTGCTTGTTCGCAAACTGCCATAAGGCGCGCTTGGCCGAATAAGCATTATAATCTTCGGCCGCAGTAGAATCGTACCGGGTGATAAGATATATTGCCGCCCCCGATTCGGTTACGCCTATGCGCTGCGAATACAGGGTGGCTTTCACATCCGATTCGATACTTCCTATGCGGGAGTAAGGAGTGTTGTCGCCGATTGTGTACGTGGCGATATATTCGTTGTAGAGTTTCTTTTCGTAGCCCTGAATTCGGGACAGACGTCCGTCTAAACCAAATCGAGGATCGACAAGAAGCACGGCTTGTCCTGCGTTGTAATTCTTGTCGTTTACCGTGCAGTATACCGGATTGGTCTCGCAGGTATATACATCGGTGTCGCTGCTGTTCTTTGCGGCGTATGCTTGTCCGGCCTTCAAAAGCTCCTCTTCGGCCTCCTCGATTCGTTGCTGCGGAAGTTTTACACCCGTGAGTACAAATGTATCTCCCGGTTCGGGATGCATATTTTCACGAGGAGTTATGAGTTGACTATCTCCCGATGTTTCAACTTGGGCAATGATTTCGAATTTTTTGTCAAAACCATCTTCTGGTTTCCATGTTTCGGGCTTATAATTAATACTCAAATCAAAACTCCACCCGTCAAGACTTCCGCTGGTGAACGTAGCGCCCAGCGTTTCGCCTTTGATCACGTCGGACGGCAGGAACGGCGTGTCCTTGCAGTACATGACATAGGCCTTGTCTGTCTGTCCCTCGATGATCTCCCGATCAACGGTCTCAATGCTTGTGATCGTCTCCGTGTTCTTGGGGTAGATGTCGTCGAAGAAAACGACCTGCTCGACAATGGCGCTTTTGTCGAGATTCGGGATTGCGTCTATATATCTCTGGCCGTTGGGAAGCCTGAGTCGTATTTCTGAAACATGGTTGGTCTCCCCGCCCTGCGGAGCCTGACCATAATCGCTGGTAAGGTTGCGTGTAGAGCCGAATACATAGAACCGGGTGCCGTAGCTGGAGTCGTCGCCCTTCTTGGCGGGGATGCTCTTGACGACATCGCCACGCTTGAATTCTTCGGGTGTGCCTCTTTCCAGCTTTCCGAAGTTAAGCGATACTAAATCTCCGTTTTCCTCGGTCCACCATTCGACTTCGAAAGTTTCGGCGATCGTGTTGAGTATATCCCAGCATTTGTCTCCGTTGAATGACACGAGTTTTGTCGCCTTGGGATTCTCGATGTCGATGGTTCCTACGCTCCAATTTTCGACGCCAAGATGTTTGTTCATGTTGGCCACGATCAGGGCGCCGAATGATTCGAGATCGGTGGTGTTGTGGAATACCGCTTCGGGATTATCCCCGCCCAGCCAGAAGCATACAAAACGCTTCATATGGTTCTGCTGCGCCTCGAACTTGAGCGTGTATTTATATCCTCCGGTCTTGTTGTCGAACTCCGGATATACCGGGGCCATTATCTCGAACTTACGGCCTTTGTACAGTATGTATGAGCCTTGCGGAATTTGAATGTACTGAAGTTGATTGAAGGGAAACTCAATATAATAGTCACTCATGAGGGCATATTTGATAACAGCCTCTTTCGTGACCGGAGCATCCAATATCTGTATTCCTAACGGAGAATAAATTACCATCTGTCGTTTGCCACTTGCATCGTCACAAGCTCAAGGCAAAGGTTTCGACGGTCACGTGAATTACCAAGAAATTTGAAGTGAAAAAACAAAAAAAGCGGGAATTTCTTCCCGCCCCGAAAGTTTGTTATGAACGATTATTTGCCGTATAGAATGGCAAATGCCTTACGATGGTAGATGTTCACTTCTCCGTAATTACCATCGAATATCTTTTTTACTCCAAGCCCGTGTTCGGCTGAAATGGCTTTAAGTGCCCGCCATGAAACTTTGCGCCAATTCATGCCATGCTCTTTTGCCCAACGTTTGATAGAATACCAATCTTTGGATTCGTCCAGTTGTTCGGTCTTGGCAGCCAACTGTAATTGAACCTTCTCTTTCGCTTCTACAGCATCAGCTAACTGACGAAGGGCTTCCGAATACGTTTTGGGCAACTGCATCGCATAACCATTGGTCGGCAATTCAGTTGAGCCATTTTTGAGCAGTTCTTTAATCCGATCGTTGCACCAGATGGCAAACGCTGGAGAGAGCCATCTGGCAAATTCTAAAGCTACATCCTCGTGCATCCATGTACCCTGAATGCCGCCGCCTTGAATTTTTAGGAGCATATCCGTTCGGGGGATTCCCCGAACGCTTGCGAGGGCCGTTAAAAACTCTTCCGTAGATTTAAGGCGAAGCCAATCGCTCGGCTGTTTGCCAAATGGCTTTGCCATCTCCGTAGCGTTAATCATGATGTCGGTATTGCCGACTTGAAATGTTACGGGATTCTCCTTGTAATTGAAAATCTGAATATCGTTCATAATCTTGTTAAATTACTTTCGAGAGCAAAGGAGCAACCGTTCGGCACATTATGCAAGAATTTTCGCAAAAAAATAACACAAAAAAACGCCCCGCATTTCTGCGAGGCGCCGGCATCGGGGAAGTATACAGGGGCTTATTTTATCGGTGCCATCTTCTTCGGGGTTTGGACCACCTCAAACTGCCTTGCGAGGAAATCCAATCCTTTTTGCGTCACGAGAACCTTGATGACCGTGAACGATTCGTGGTTGTTTCGGTCGATCAATTTCTCTTTCAACTCGAAGTAACCCCGGTTAATATACTCTTGTTTAGGCTCATTGCGGTTGCAGAAGAATATCCCTCGCTCGCGGAGCCGCTGGAAGAGCGTGTTGCGGCCAAATGGTAGATTCAAAATCTTTGCCGCCTGCCCGACGTCGATCTTCTGATCCGTGTCCAGTACCTTGTCCATCAGCTCGGCTTTCGGCGCGAGTGCCGCCACCTGCTTTTGGGCCTGCTCCAGCTGTTGTTTCTGCCGGGCTATGGTGTCATTGGCGACCAGCACGGCGCGTGCCATTATCATTTCGGGTGTGTCCGTCTCTTTGGCTGACATGTATCCGCCAGTCTTGCGGATGGAGGGGAGAACCTCATCGCATACCCAGTCCTGAAACTGCTCGGCCTGCGGGAGCTTCGATCGCATGACAAGGCGGTAAACGTCGGATTCGGGGATGTATTTCACCTTTTGAACCCCACCATCTGTAGGGAGCGGTAAAATAACGCCCCCTTTACAATGGGAAGAAACAGCATCTTTAGGAACACGGTAACCCAATGCTCGCGCTACATCATTCGCAAGAAACATAGGCTTGTTTTCGTCGGACATGATGATACGTACACGCCCGAACTTCTCGTTATTGAAAATTTGTATGTTGTTCATGGCTGGTCTATTTACATTGTGCGACATTCATTCCGCGGCCCATCTTGACAAGAATAAACGGGTCGATCTCTTTGATTTTGTTGTGGGATGATTTTTCAGCGCCCAGCAATTCAAGGTAGTAGCCTTGTAGCTTGACATAGGCATCCATTAGGTTGGAATAGCGCTCTTCGGCCTTGAAGTAGGCGTTTTCGAAATCCCGTGCTTTTCGCTCGGCTTCGATGCAGCGAGTTTGATAATCCGTTTCCGGAAGCGATGGTGTTTTCATAGGCATTGATATTTAAATTGTGATTATTTATCCAGTATCGCCATAATCCGCTCTATACAGGCGTTTTGTTCTTCGAGCAACGTTGTTAAGCGGTCGGCTGATTCGATGATGTCGTTCATGGTCATATTGTGTTTGAGTTAGTCTCCGTAGTACATTCCACGCACGCCATAGTAGTTAGCCGGAACCGTCAGCAGCTGCGGGCGGTATTCCGTGGCCTTCGGCTGCTCCGTCGGGCGGTTCTCGATCTTCGCCGTCATGATCGCCAGCTTCTCGTTGCGCCACGCTTTTTTCAGGCAGGCCGAGAGCGACATAGAGGCGTTAGCACGTTTCAGATACCAAGCGTTACGCATGATCTTCGATTTGTTGTAGGTTGCTTTCATGGTGTTATAGCTATTGGTTTTATTTCTGATGCAAATATAAAGCTATAAATTTAATAATGCAAATAAATATTAAAGTTTTTGCTATTATTTTTGCAAAAAGATAAAGTTACCGCTATATTTGTGGCGGGAACATATTTAAAGCTATGGATATAAAAAGAGTTATTAAGGCGAATAAACTAACCGTCAAAGAGGTAGCCGAAAGGATGGGTATTACTCCCATCGGTTTAAGTCAGCATATTAACGGCAATCCCAGCGTTGAAGTGCTTGAACGTATTGCAGCAGCCATAGGTTGCGAAGTGGGGGATTTCTTTGAAAACTCAGGCGATTTTGTCGCTTTTGTGCGCCGACAAGGGGAAACATTCACGTTTGACAGTGAGAAGGCGCTGATCGACTATGCAGAAGGGTTGAAAGTGAATAAATAGCGGCATCATAGCCTATAAAAACAAAGACGAGGAATGGTAAAAATCCATTCCTCGTCTTTGTTCTTGGATATTTCTATTGGAAATTGTAAATTTGGATTACTAACTCACTAAATTTTATTAATATGAAGAAAATTTTACTTTTATTATCTGCATGTGTAGTATTGAGCAGTTGCGCCATCCAAAAGTATTCGCAAAAAACCTATTTGGCTGATTATAGAGAGTATACTGCTGATGGATTTACTATCACCCCAAGTTCTTCTGGGTTTACTTATGAATCCGTTGGTGATCTTAGTATTAAATTTACAATAGGCGTAAAAGATGGATATATTAATAAGGAGGCTAAATGGAAAGAAGAAAATGTATTTAAACCGAGCTATGATTATATGGTGGCTGAAATAGTTAAAGAGGCAAAATCTCTTGGTGCAAATGCTCTTCTAAATTTCAATATAACGCCTATTATTAGAGGAACCAAATATGGTGAAGTAGTAGATGGATATATTGCTTCTGGATTTGCAGTAAAACTGAAATAAGTTAGGAGAAATTTTTCGCCTAAAAATTTGGTGGGGGGGGGAATTTTATAATTTTGCGGCACTAACCAATACAATTAGGAATATGAAAAAATTCTTACTCTTCATCGTTGCTGTTGTTGCTTCAGGCGTTGCACACGCTCAAGGCTTTTCAAAATCCATTGAGATAGGCGGAATGCTTGGTTTGGGGACATATAACAACAAGTCGGCAGATGTATCGTTTATTGGCGGATATGCTTTTAGCCCCCGTTTTTTTATTGGCGCAGGCGTGGGATTTAGGTATACAGACGCCCTTTATTATCAATCCTATACGCATACAAGCGTCCAATATGTGTCTGATACGTACGAAAGTCGGAGTCAGGAATATTTGATCCCCGTTTACGCTCGTATCAAGTATAATTTTTCTGACAAATTCGTTGCACCATTCATACAAGGCAACGTAGGTTATTCTTTTAATGTAGGTGGAAATACGAAAGCTGTAAAAGGATTGTACTTGGAGCCAGCCATAGGTATAGATTTCAACCTGAAAAACAAACAAGCCATATATTTTACTGTTGGATATGCTATGCAACATAGCGAATATGTGGATTTTATAATTACAGAGACCGATCAATCCCAAGATTATTACAAAGATTTAGCAGGAGCTATTTCTATAAAAATCGGATTTAAATTTTAGTCGCAAACCGAGGCATATGCCTCGGTTTTTATTTGTTCCATTCCTTCCTACACACAAAGCAAAAATTACTATCTTTGCACTGCAACGATGCCTCACGGACGGTGGTTGAATATTTGGACCAGAGATATAAGACATGGAACTACAACCTATTCAGAGCAAGATTTACGA